GTAATCTATTTTATTTTTGTCCGGATCTCCAATTTCGTAATTTCGTCTAATAGATAAAATTTTTCTAGTAGCTAATTCTATTGTAACAATGTATGGAATTTTTATTCCTGAAGGCTCGCCTGTGTCAGGATCTGAATCTTCAAATCCTTCTAAGTCTAAATTTACGTGACACTCAATCAAAGTATAAATATCTTCATCTTGTGTTTTTTTAGTTCCCTCTAATTCTCTCTCTTTTTTCTCAACATCGTTTTCTTGATAGCCAGGTGTACCTAACTCTATATCTAAATAAAAACCACTTACTTGTTGTTTTCTTAAATCATTTTTTGACATCTTAATCCGGTGAATGACTGCCTCTGCATCAGCCAATGAGGTAGCTGAATAAGGGACAATCAAATCATCTGCCGGAACAAACTTTGACGTAGCTCTTTTTTCTAGTTCATCGTAATAAACTTTTTTAAACGCTGAACCTGCAAGAGGGAGGTAAAAGAGCAGTGAGTCAAAGTCCGGCTCATAGTCTGACATTTTTTCCATGAGCTCGTAATTCATGTAATCTTTAACACGTTCTGCTTGTTGTGTTTTTTCTGGACTTGGTGCACCAACGACTTGCGTTCTGACCGGTCCATTTGCTGGTAATAATTCTTTATAAGCTAAAGATTGAAACTGTGTAACTGCTTCTGCTAACACTGGGTGTGTTGCACCTGAAGCTCCTTGAAATGGTTCTGTTCGCATATCGTATTTGAAACCAAGTAAGTCTAAACCTTTTGTATAAGATTGTTCCCAATCTTTTCTTGACGCGTTGTAATCATTATATTTTTGAGTTAAGTTAGAACCTAACTCGTCTAATACTTCGTCTGGTAAAAATTCTGCTAAGTTTGCGTAGTGCTCATCACCACCTTCGGGTTGAGCTGCACTAGGGTCAAAGTCAATTGTAACGGATCCATCTTCGTTTTCTGAAGTTTCAACAGGTTCTTTTGTACCTTCTTGTGATACTATTTCTTGTTCAAAAGCTTCGGTTACTTGTTCCTCGTTTGGAATATTAACGCTGCTTCTCGGACCTTGCGTCAAGGACTTGTCTATTTTGTCTGCCATTTATTTTCTCCAATTTGACTGTTCTAACAGTATTATAATTAATATTCAAGCCCTGAGGTGTTGGTCCAGATTTGGGTGGCAACAAATCAGTCTTAGGGTACGAATTCTTCTGTTTCATCTATTTGTCCTCTTACTCTATCTTTTAACGAATCTAATCCTTTTGCAGCTTCTGGTCCCGCTAGATAAGCTAATGCTAATTCATCAGGATCTGTAAATCCTTGTTCTGCTGCTTTTGCTGTGTCCATTGCACCTAGACCCACAGCTCCATATCCTAAAACAGGAACAAAAGGACCAACAATTCTTGATCCAACTTTTATTGTAGGACCAGCGATTTGTTTTGCATATTTACCAAATTTCTTAAACATATTTCTAGTTTTAGATTTTTCAGGTTCTGGTGCTTGACTTGCTGTTTTTAAATTTAAACCTGTTTTTAATTTTACCGCTTCTACATCTAATTTCTTTTTACCTCTAGCAATAAGATCATCAGCTTGCTCTTTTGTAATCTTGGACAAATCTAAATCTGAATCAATTAAACCTTTTTTAGGATCAAATGAAATATCTTTTAATTTTTTATAATTACCAGAATCATCTACTTCTAATAATTGAAAGTTAACAAACCCTTGACCTGGCGTTCCTTTTAATTGTCCTCTTAAACCTTTTGCAATAGAATTGAATTCGTCTGCTGCAGCTTTTTTAGCAGCGACAGAAGCATTAGGGTTATCTAAGGTAGCCAGAGTTTTTTTCAAAGCATTGTTACGAAGTCTTTCAGCTTTTTCTACTTCAGGTGATATATTAGCTGCCGCATCTATCAAACCCATTTTACTTAAAGTTTGTGCAGTAAATTTTGCATCGCCGTGTTGTATTTGAACTCGCTTAGAATAATCTCCTGGAAAGACTTCTGTTTTATATTTTTGTAAAGCTTTATAAACTCCAAAAGGATCTTTTTTCCTGTATTGAGCTTCTTTTAATCTTTTTATTTTTCTCTTGTACTCATCTGTTTGAAACGGAAGAACGTTGTTAGAATAAACATCACTAACTGCTATTTGTTCAACTAAATCTTTTAATTGACCAATACCTTTAGCATTTGCTGGAACAGACAGTGTTTTGCTACCTTTAAGAAAAGCATCCCGTACTTTTGGATTTTGAATTACAAGTTGAACACTTTTACTTCCTCCAACTCCTGTATTTACTCCAAAACTAATACCTTTAATTCTCGTGCCCTGTAATTCTTTATAAGCTTTGTTGTCTAGTTTTGTAACTCCAGTTTTTTTACCTGCACCAGATGCGGTTCCTCCGGCTTTTCCTACTTCGGATAAATCTGTTTTTGTAAAATCAACTCCCTCTTCTAAATATTTTTTAACAGAGGCTGTTGAGGATTTTGAACCCTTTGCCACTTCCATAATTGTAGGAGCTCTATTATTTGTTTCTTTAAATGTTTTTACAAATTCAGTTAATTTAGTTTCTGTTCCATCTTTAAACCCTGCTCTTCCACCATCTGCAAAAAAGCTTTTTACTTTTGCTACAAATTTTTCTTTTAAGTCGTCTCTTTTAAATTTCTTTTTATAATCTTTAACAGCCATTCCATATGCCATATCAAAATATTTTTGTTCATCTTTAGTTAACTTACGATAACTAGGAGGCATAAGCTGTTGCTCTAACTCAGGAAAAAATTCTTTATCTAAGTATCTTACAAATATTTCTTCATCCAAACCGTATTGATCTATTATTTTACTAAACTCAGGATTCATTAAAACTCTGTGTCTAGCTTCGTGAAGCATAGTTGATATCTTATCTAGATCTCCAGGCTCACTTCCCGTTTGAACAGGTTCTGTAAATAAGCCCACTGGAAACTGACCCTTTTCTATTTTTCTTTCAAAGGTAGATTCTGGCGATAGTATTTGATCTAGTCCTCTTTTCTCTGCATATTTTTTAAACTTATCTAAGTCTGATGTTTGCACTTGAACACCTCTGTAATTGTACTCACCTGATCTATCCATTGCTGGATAAGTAATGTCGTCTGGATTAAAAAATTTTTTAGCCGCTGGATCTCTTTCTATAATTTTTTGTAGACTAGCGTAATATTCATCATCAGCTATTTTTCTTTGTTCGTCTTTACTACCTTCTGAAAAATTTACTCTATCATAAGCATCAATCTGTTCTCTAATTTTATCTTTGTCTTGTGAAAGTTGTTCATAGATTCCTGATGCCTGATCCTTGGTGATTTGTTTTTTTTCTAAAGCTTCTTGGAGAAAATAATCTAGCAACCGGAGTCTGGATTCAGGGGCAATGCCTTTTGAAACTTCTTTTAATGTTCTAAGTTTGTCAGCAAAAGTTCGTTCAGGTTTTGGTTCGGGTGTACCGTTAGCGAATTTTTCTCGCCTAACCATCCATGCGTAGGCTTCGTTGTAATGATGGAGCTTCAATTTAAACTCCTAAGATACCTGGTAATCCTCCAGCTTGAACACCCAGTCTCGCGCCGCCTAATTCCATTCTTAAGAAGTCATCTATTTCCATGATAGGCATTCCAGGTCTTTGTTCGTTCATGTCGTATTTGTACTGCTCGTACATTTGAAGTTCGTCATCAGAGTATGAACCTGAAGCAGAGGCCATTGATGGATTTACATTTTCTGTAGCACCTGTTTTTTCAAAATAAAATTCTTTTAGTTCATCAATGCTATTTGGTTTTCTTCCCTTTTCTTTGATGAATTCCATTACAATTTCTTCCATTGTAACTGTGGGATCAATAGTTCTTGTTGAGGCTTGCATGATGCCTTCGTTTTCCATAGGTCTACTTCCTGTTAAATCTTTGATCTGTATGTTATTTCTTTTTATGTAGTCAGTCAAGGATTCTCCTTCCAAAACTCCTACACCAGATTCGTAAGCGTCAATAACGTCTGCGTATGATTCTTCTTCCATTAGTAGTATGTCCTCTGTTTTTTAATAGTTGGTTCATCTATATAGTCTTCAGGGTGAGAAATCAACCCACCTTGTCTGAACCTCATTAACGCTTGGGTCATAGAATCGACTAAATCGTCATGATCTCCGTAAGGGAAAGCAGCACATTCTTCGATAACTTCCTGTGCAAATTCCATTTCTTTGGGCGCCCATATCAGTCCCGACTCAAAGAGCGGTGACACTGCGTTTACTCTAGTATGCTTATCGTTGCCTTTACTAGGTGTAAAATTTATAACAGGTATCCCCATCTTACGCAACTCATAAGTTAGTGGCAGACCAGATGCTTTAGATTCAACAATAACTGTTTCTGGATTCCAGTAGCCGTATTGTTCAAGCGCGATTCTACGCAGCTCAGGAAATTCGTATCTACCTTTTAATGCATCTACTAAAATTAAATTAGGTGGGCTATCTTCGGTTTCACGAAATACACCCCAAGTTGTAATTGCACTATAGTCAGCAGATTCTTTTTTCATGAAAGCTGTATCATAAGATTGTATCACATGTTGCAAAGGTGGAAGTTCATCGTCTTCCCAAGCTTTCCACCACTCTCGTTTTATAAGTGCTCCTTCTTCTGAAGTTGGGTTCTGCATGTATTGTGCATTCCATTTTGACAAAGGTATGGAGGCTTTTACACCTTCCAAGTCTTCAAGATTCCAATACTCTGGCCAAACAGGTTTACCTGATGGAAGTATTGCAGGAAACTCTACGATCTCCCACTGATCTGCTTTAACTTCTTTTTGTGCACTTAATAATCTGCCTGTTAAATCTTTCTCATTCCAACGAGTCATAATTACAATTATAGCTCCACCAGGTTGAAGACGTTGTCTTGGTCCTGATGTGTACCATTCGTATGTTCTATCTAATGCTTGTGAGTTCATGGAGTCTTGTTCAGAATGCGGGTCATCAATAATTAAAAGATCCGCACCTCTTCCTGTGATAGCAGATCCTACACCAGCTGCATAATATTCACCGCCTTGAGCTGTTTCCCATTTACCTGCAGCTTGTGAATCTTCTTTGAGTGCTGTCTTAAATACTTTTTGATATTCAGGGGAATCAATCAAAGCTTTAGCTTTACGACCAAACCTTACAGACAATTCAGTTGTATTTGTAGATTGAATAATTTTTAGTTTAGGATTTCTACCTACCATCCACGCAGGCAAAAGATAAGATCCAAACTCTGATTTAGTATGCCTCGGTGGCATATTAATAATTAATCTTTTGATCTCTCCGGATGCAAGTTTATTAAACTTATCTGCTATTCTTTTGTGATGAGATCCTTCAATAAAATCAGGCCATACGTGTTTTACAAAAGATAAAAAATCATTTTGTATATTAGATTGTTTTTTCTTTTCACCGTATTTATTTGCTAGCAGTGCAAATTCTCTTCTAACATCAGCAGGTAGTTTATCTAAGTTCTGTATAAATTTTTCATTCATAAAAATTTTCCGCAAAATTTTTTCAGGAGTATTTTGAAAACTCGGAAAGTATTTTACCATTATCTATTTATTTGTCACGCATATATACGTGTCTGTCTGGGACCCCTAGTCTAGTACCCCAAACGATTTTTTTAAACTTTGCAAAATTCAGATTGGTTCTGGGACCACTATGCGATGGCTGTGGCGCCTGGCGCCACAACCTGTGGTTGATGTTCATATTGCATACAACCTGTAGTTGATGCGTTTATTGCATACAACTTAGAGTCGATTATATTCTACGCCACAAGATTATGTAACATAGTAGGGAGCCACCGACTATTAGTACTAAATCTAAAAACATAAAATCCTTTCGTTATACAGACTATCCTATACTAAATAGGATAGTCTGTCAAGTGTTTATTTCTTAAAGTTTGGGATAGCTTGTAAATCCTGATCCCACCTCAAACCAATCTTTTGAGATACTTTATCAAGTGCCATTGATAATTGTTCTGGGGCGCCTGCCTCCATAACTGTATCAATCGCCTTAACTTTTAAATCTTTAAGCTGTTTGAGTTTAAGTCCTTCAGGCCTTCGCTCTATTTCTCTTTGTGCTAGGTTCTCGGCCCAAGACCTTAATTGACTTTCGCAATCAGACAAACTTAACTCATCTTTATACCTGTCAGGATTTCTAAAGTTATAATCTAACTCTTGATCCTTCGGCTTCTTCTTCTCAAAAAATGTCAGCGCGCTTGCTCTTGCTTCCGCTAACATTTTTTCCGCCTGCCTAAACTTAGTGATAATTTTATCTGCCCCAATCTTTTTGGACAGCTTATCAACAGCTTTGTCAGTTGCCTCCGTTTTATATTGCTTAACCAATAATTCCTGTTCGTCAATCATTGGGTCAAACTGGCGTTTCACTTTGTCTTTGTAGTGTTCCAGTTGGTACTTTGTCATTGTTTTTGTCATTTCTTCCTTTCTGTTATGGTCCCAGACTATCCTATATTTAATAACTTGTCAACCCCTGCGCCACAACCTGTAGTTGTATCCGTTGGATATTCTATCCCGACCTCCCACCCCTATTATATAGGAATAACTGGGAGAAGTCAACCCATCAAGGTGTCCACAATGGGTCAAATAAAAAAATATTTTTTTGTCTTTGCCTTAATTCTGCCGTAATTGTCCTATAAGATCTCAACATGAAAGAAATAAATAAAACGTTTAAAATTACCTACTATGCCAAGAAGCATAAAAAAGTAATTACGAGACAAGGCACGCATGATGAGAAATGCAAAGTTTGGACATCTGCAAAAGGCATCTTGTTATATACTTACTTTGATCTTGATGAGTGGGGTTATAGAACGGCAACTAAAACGTGGAGCATAAGAACATGAGCAAAGATAACAACATGGTTGAGCGAGTAATACTACAGGCAAAAAAACTTGCATTGGTAGACTTACGAAACAAAATTGATAGTGAAATAAATTCACTTGATACCGAGCTTGATAGTATCCCGTCGGACGATAAGGACGACGATATACCTTTCTAAGCATTGGGCTCCAGAGTCATGAGCCATAATAATAACTGACTTACGGGACTTATACCGGAAAAAATAAGTAAGATCAGGCGGGGTTGGTTTAGCTCGTCATGGCTCGTTCTTCCCGCCCTGATCTCTAGTCCTGCGATGCAATTATGGTGCGCGCGGACTCGCAGGACTTGAGATCAGTTGAACGCGGATAGCTTCCGATAAAAGACCCGATACTAGTACCGGGCGCGTTGCTGGTCAGGTGATACAGAAACCCTGTATACAACTTGCAGTTGTACAACTATAGGTTGTGGCTAAAATACTGGACGCTTGAGGCGCAAGCCTCAAGCTTGACAAATGACTACTAAAGGATTATATAGGATATTATGAAAACAGAAGAAGCGTTAAAAATTGTCGGCGGATTATCTAGACCAAGCAAGATGCCTGGATGGTCTTACGGTTTACCTGCAAAGGAATGCAAGACCGGCGGCAAGCTTCAAAAAATTCCAGGCTCTGTCTGTTACAATTGCTATGCATTAAAAGGCTGCTATGTTTTTAAAGTTGTACAGGCTGCACAGTACAGAAGGTTGAACGCCATCCGTTCACCGCTGTGGGTTGGTGCAATGGCGATGTTGATCAATTCTAAAAAAGCAAATGTATTCAGATGGCACGATTCCGGAGACATCCAGGACGAAGAACACTTATTGAAAATTTTTGCTGTTGCAAAGTTAACGCCAACAGTTAAGCACTGGATGCCAACTCGAGAAGCATGGGTCAAAGCCTTCTTGCCTGAGTGTCCTAAAAATTTAATAATCAGGTTTTCTGTTCCCATGGTCGACCAGTCAAAAGACAAGGCGCCCAAGGGTTGGAGAAATACTTCTACCGTCTCAAGTGATTTAAATAAAACGTTCACTAGTGAAGGTCACTTTTGCCCAGCTCCAAAGCAAAACAACGAATGCGGAGATTGCCGCGCGTGTTGGGATGGTAGAATTTCAAACGTAGTTTACGGCAAGCACTAATGTTCGAATTTAAATCCCCGCTTTACTGGAAAGAGATGCGAAAGATCCGGAAGGAGTTTGAGGAGCAAGCTGCAAGGAACAAGCAACAAGCTGATGAGGCTCAAGCTACAGAGACTCAAGCTTCGAGAAACAAGCCTCAAGCTGTGAGGCGCAAGCATCAAGCTTCAAGCCACAAGCGTCAAGATCCTTGATATACCTTCCCTCATAAAGTTTTATGGAGTTAAGGGAGAGGGCCTTAACTAGAATAAATGTATTGTTAGGATGTTTCACATGAAACGCAATTTGATGTGGAGACAGGCGTACCTTGTTGGTCTTTGTTACTTTTAATTCGATAGTGAAAAAGTTGCCAGAAAGATTATAGCCCAGTATATCAGGAGTCCCCCATGAAGCAGTATTTTCCACGCGTGTAAATGATAATTTGCAATTATTTTTAAGATTGAACGCTTTAATTTCATACCAAAATTTCTTTTCTGGTTTCACTACTACACTCCATCAGTTTGTCAATCTATTTCATAAATAATTGTACAGAAATCCTGGGCATGACCGGACTCAGTACAGGGTTAACTTTATGTGCTATCGGAGCTTTTACTATAACCAAAGAATTGCCAACCGGTGGTATCCAGCCGTGGCCATCGTTATCCGTAAACATAAACTCACCGCCCCATTGCCTATGCCATTTGTGATTTATGTAAAGGGTTGCTCCATATTTCCAACCTCCATCGTCGTGCCAGTTTATACCAGCACCTTTCTTCATGTAATGAATGTTAGTATTCATCTCGATTAGATCATCCATTTTAAAAAAAGCATTGTGTCTAACCAATGTTTTTAACTGATCAAAGGGTTGATACTTACTCACACCCACTCTCAGTGGGGGTACAATATTAGCAATCAAGTCATCACTCCATTTACCTTCTGATGAATGCAGGTTGATCTTATTTCTTTCTTTGATAATGGCATCATGAATACCTTTGTATAAGCCATAGTCTAAAAAATTAGTTATCCAATATACTTTTCCAGGGATACAGAAAGATAACTTCATTTGGTTTCGTTAGTTTGTGGTGGCAATCTCAAGAAACAATTAATTGTATAACGAGCGCCTTTCGTTACGGGCTCAGTGCCATGAATCCAAATAGGCTCTGCAGGGAAAAGCATTGCCTCGCCTTCAGACAATCTTACCTTTTCTTGTCCACCAAAGAATCTAAACTCACCGCCTTCGTAATCGTCATTAAGATTGATTGTCAAAGATCCTCTTGTAAATCCATCAATATCAGAATGATCTTTAATACATTGTCCAACATCGTACTTTAGGATTCTTATGTTGTTGGTATTTGTCATGAAAATATTTTTAAAACTAGGGCAGAAAGTATTACGAACAAACAATTCGTAGTTAGTTAGAACAATTCGAAGGTAGTTTAATATGATTTTGTAAGGCTCTTGAAAACCTTCAGTGTCTCTAAGTTGAGATATATTTAAGCAACCAAAAGTATCTGTTATTGTTTTATCTTCTTCAAACTTATAACTCTCCTCGGGCGTGGCCATATGTATTTTATCTTCGTAAAATTGTATCAGCTGTTTACACACATCTTTAGTAATTAAACCTTTCATGTGATACTTTTGATCTATTATTTTGTGATCGTAACTCATAGTTTTTTAATAACCTTTCCCATTTTCCATTGTTCAGGGGATATTGTAATGGCCAGTCTATGAGATTCTCTTACACCAATCAATTTGTTTTCTAATAACTTCACACCCGTGATGTCATAAAACTCACCATTTGGCAGGATAACTTGCACTCTTGCATTGGCTGCTACCTCGCCTTTCATAAATTTATCTAATGCCGCTCTTAATACTTTTCCAGTAAACATAATCTATCTTTCAACTATCATATTTAAAGTTACTCTTTGCCAATTGTACGTCTCAGAAATTGGATCCTCTCCTGTGTGATATTCTTTAGAATCAAAGACTACAGCACTACCAGGTTTAAATTTAAACTCTTCTCCGTCCACATAAAAAGATCCTCTCCAACCAGTTTTCCAAACCGGAGTTATAAAAAATAAAATAGAATGGGTATTATCTTCTCCATCAGGATGCAGATAATGTAAAGGTGACCCTGTCGTTGTAGATAAAAACCACATTCGTTTAAGTTTTGTATGCATTCCAATATTTTTCTGCTCTAATATTTTAGCCATTCTATGCACTAAAGTTTGTCCCCAAAAATAAAGCGGGTAATTTAAGACCGTTCCATCTCCGTGCTTCACTAAAAACTTAGCACCACCAGCAAATCTTTTGTTGGAAGGATATTCAACATAGTCTGAAGTAGTACCAACAGACCAAGTAGAGGCACCTATTATTTCATTGTATACAAAATACAGCTCTTTCTCTGATAATATGTCGTCTAACAATATTGTTTTCATTTATAACTTTCCAGTAAACATAGGTTGATTTATAGACTAAGTTGTACTAAATATCAAGTATGGGTTTACCAAAGAAATTAACTGAACAACAGATGAAATTCGCATACGAGCTGGTTACAAACGAAGGCAGGAAAACAGCAACCGAGTGTGCGGTTGATGCTGGCTTTGCAAAAGACTCTGCAAGACAATACGCAAGTAAACTACAGAATCCAAAATTGTATCCGCTAGTTGTTAAATACATTGGAGAACTTAGAGAAGAGTGGCAGAAAAAATATGAAGTCACTTATGAAAAACATATTGCAGAGTTGGGACAGATCAGAAAAGAAGCTCTTAAAAAGGGAGCCTGGTCAGCAGCTGTCAACGCAGAAGTTGCACGCGGAAAGGCTGCAGGTCTATATATTGAACAGAAGATAATACGAACTGGCAAGTTAGAAGACCTAACAACAGAAGAACTAGAATCACGAATGAAACGAATAATCGATGACTACTCTCCAATTCTAGATGGTATAAGTGAGGAAGAATTGAAAGAAAAAGTAAAAGAAAAACCAAAGCTGGTATCAGATAATTCAGATTAAATCCTTTCGTAGTCTTGTATAAACAAAGTGGCAGTATGTCTTCTTAAATTAGGAACGTTACTTAAATGAGCAGAGTGAATCCAACCAGATGGAAATAACACGGCTCTGTTTTCTCTAAAACCTACATGGATATCTAACTCTTCCTTGTCCTTTTCACCACTATAAAAAACAGTCCCATTGTTTACTGCTGTTGGTCCACTTATCATTACTAAAACATTTACTTTAGCTCCAAGCGCGGTGTCTGTGTGAGGAACAAATCTATCGTAGTTTCTCATATCAACACCACAGTCTGGATGAAGTTTTTTTATTTTAATATTAAATTTTTTATTTGCCTGTTGAACAAAAACATCTAACAACTTTGGATCATTATTTAAAATGTATCTACTGCCATAATGTGTAGTCTTATCTCGTATATCGGCTACATCAGGGTCGTCGTAATACTTGGGTGTGTAATATAATTTAGTTACGCAGTGGTTTTTAATATTTTGAAACAACACATCTTCAAAGAAGTTGTCTAAAATCTGTATCACAAAAGAACCTTTTCCATCTTAACAACGCATCCTCTTGGAAATATATTTCGATCAGAGAATAATTCATCACCTTCTTCATAGGATGCAAACGTTCTAATAAACTTTTTATCTTTACTAAATAAATATGCTTGCGTTACCATAACACTAGCTTTAAACTTTACAAACTCCTCGGCTGTCGCGTGCCCCGAATCGCCCGTCGGATCGACCCAGGTAATTTTGTAAAAGTTATATCTTTTCTTCTTTATAACTATCGATTTATATTTACTTTTTTTGGCCGTCATACAATCTTATATTTCCAGAAATGGAAACTCTTTCACCTTCTGTTGTTTTAAATGGATACACCCAGTGTGGTAACTGAGCTGGAAAAATAAACATGTCACCTACACTAGGTAAGTGAGCGTGCGTATTTAAAAATAAATTATTAAAACTTCCGCCTGGTATATTAAAATCAAAAGAGATACAACCTGGACCAGGGCTATTGTGTACAGCCTCTCTGCATTCTTTTTCTAATCCTTCAGGGATTTTTGTATATGCCACGAAAGATAAATCGTCGTCGTGAGTGTGTGGTGGATTAAATTCATTTTTCTTTTGACGGTTGATCCAAGCGGATCTTAAATCAAATCCTGGTTTTAATTTAACTTGTCTATAATCGTAAATACCCTGCGCGTAGCTACTAAGATACGGATAAATTATTGTAAAGACTCTGTTTCTATCTAACTCGTACTCGTCTTTTAAATGACCGGCTAAACCTTTTTGAAAGTTTACTCCGTCTTGTAATTTATTAAAAGCTTCTAACTCCTCGGGTAATAATCTAAAATGACATACCCATGGCCCCCAATGTAAAAAGTTATATTTTATTTCTCTCATCCGTTCCTTCCATAGAGTTTTATACATGAGAAACTGCTTTTGTAAAAAGCGTTTTCACGCGCGCGCGTAGGGATTTCCCTGAAGCACATTGTAACACCATTGTAGCAGCATTGTAGCAGTACTTTATTCAATAATATCAATGATTTAAGTCCATTGTAGCATTGTATCACTATGTTTTTCAAATTTTTTTTCTCAAACATAAATCTCATACAGAATACTCTATGGGTCCTAGGTGCCTGATGCCTGTTGCTTGTAGTATTGACCCACTCTACCTAGCCAAGTCCACATAAAGTGTTGAAATTCCTTACCATGTGACACGTACCTTAGAACATCTCCACCTTTAACGCTAATTAGAATCACTCCAGATTGTATGTTCGTACCATACACGTAGTTGTGAGCCACGGCGTAAGCCGCACATTGTATAAAATAATCGTCAATCCATTCACGCTTCTTGTATTTATTGCTTTGCTTAAAATCTATGATAGACTCCCGACCGTCGTACAAACCAGCCACGTCAGAAGCCCCAGCATACAATCCAGGGTACCATAGGGGCATCTCTAGCCCCCACACCTCTTCTAAGGGCTCGAAATGGCCTTTATCGATGATGTTTTGGGCCATGGTGCCTGCCTCTTGTCCTAATTTTGTAAGATCCATGTGTCCTTCATCTTTTATAAATCCTTCTAATATTCGGTGCATAATTGTACCTCGAGCGGCTGCATCATCACGTATTTTGTCTGCCTTAATTTCGCCTTCTCTTTGCCTCCATGCTGCCAGTTTTGCTTTCGATTCTTCCGATCTAGTTGCACCCAGTATTGTTGTAACAGATGGCAACTTCTCGTTGTTGATGTCGTAAACTCGACCAGAGTCAGAGTCTACTCTTTTAATGGTTTGGTAATCAAATTTGGACTTTCCATCCCAGATAACTTTCTTTTTTCCGATGCTATGAAACTCGCGTAAATCCTCATCATTCATCATTTTAGGGCTCCTTTATTTACTATCTTGTATTGTTTTAAGTCTACAATATTGTCTTTATTAATATTGTAATGATCTATCACTTGTTGGATCTTAGGCATCTTAACGTGTGCCCAAGGCCATAGCAATTTGCAGACATAGTACGCATCTCTAAAAGTGCAACGCCACTTCCATTGCATTAAATATTTAGTCCCGTCTTTGCGTAAGCCTTTGCGTGGCTTACGCACGACAGTTCCGCGTCCTAATACTTCGTGGACCCAACGTATAACAGACTCATCCGTCATAGTTATTTCCATACTAATACGTTGTGACAGAGATATTCTGTAACCTTTGCCATTATGTTTTTTCTTCATCTCCGCACGCTTTGCGAAATAGATGCTGCCTTCTCCATCGAATAGCCCAGCGATGTAGGCTCTATCTGTTTCTGTTATCATCTTCTTGGTGCCTTTGCCATCATACATTTTGCTTCTCCTGTTCCATGAATTTCAAAGTTATAAAATTTCATTACTTCCGAAATCAAATCAAACTTATATTGAGTGTGATTACTAAATATAAACCGCGAGTGACGTGCTGCTCTTTCAGCAAACCACACGGCTTGTGTCATTATATCTTGTGATGTTGTTGAACAATCAAAATGCACAAATGCAAACGTCATGTCCTGGTGGTCCGGATGAGACATGAATAATCTTTCTGTCATGTTTGCTAATCTAAATCTTCCTTTGTTAGAATAATCAAAAAGATCTTCAACCAAAGTATCTCTGACGTTGTCCGTATAAGAATCGATTCCGATATGTAAATAATTGTTAATAACATTATCCATTATAATTTGAGATCCCATGCCTTTACCTACACCAATCTCACATGAGTAGTATCCATCACAATCAAAGTTGTGAGACCATTTTTTAAGTAAGTCATAATCTTTACCGTCTGCTATTATCATTGTCCTCCTTGTTCCACATTCGTAACAAACCTATTACGAACGCATATATTAATAGTATTGCTGCTATCGAAACTAACAAATCTATCATGCCGTTCTATAAATTTTTTTGTTAATTAATTTTTCGTTGACTTTAAAATCTTTATTGAACATCAACTGCCAACCCACACCTAATGCAAACTCAGGGTCTAACAAATCTTTGGGGTTACAATTAAATACTTCAGCAAGTTTATCTAACAATTTTAAACTTACCTTTCTTTGTCCTTTTACAATTCTAAAGACTACGGATTGTTCCATGTTTAACTCGTTAGCTAATCTTTTGTAAGTCAAACCATACAGGCCAACCAATGTTTTTAAATTAGTTGCCACTATAAAATCACTGGTCATCATAGTTTAAACGCCTGTAGTTCTTTTAATTTTTCTTGAGCATCTACAATTTTTTGCATAAGTTTATCTATCTCTTCTATGTGCTGTGGATGTTCTCCAATGCCAACAGAATTATCCAGATAGATTTTTATAGTTGCATCTGCCTCTGATATTTGCGCAGTGTATTTATCTTCTAGCGCTTGCAGTATAGCTTGTCTCATATTATTACCCCCAATATAAACCCAACAATAAAACCTACCGACGCATAAACTATCTCGCTTCGATAGTATAAACTCCAGGCAGACAATTGTTGTCTCCATTTTTTATTATTAATGCTGTATTTTCCGAACAGTATCATCGTCTTCTTCCTCCTCTATTTCTCCTTGATTGTTACAAAATTCACAGTCAGCCCATTGTTCCTCCTGAGCTTGATCAAATGGCACTCGTACAAATCCGTTGCCATTACAAACTTTGCATATTTTTTTTACCATCTGCCAAACCTTTGACCACTTGCAAAATTATTAGTTGCTTGCGGATCTTGACAACAGGTTGTTGTACCACCAATCCAAAATTGTGGTGGATACCTATCTTGTTTAAAAGACCAAGACGCTTTTGAATCCTCCCATTGTTCTTCTCTCAACTTCAGCTCTCTTTCTTTTATATCGTTAGCTCTTTTCATTTCGCTTACGATTGCTTTCAACATGTTTATCATGCGTTCTCCTTTCTGTTAAAAAACTGCTTTGCTTTCATTCTTATGTATTGATGGTCAAACCCTGCGTACTGGCATACCAAAGCAAAATCTCTATTAGGCTCTAGAAAATAACTTCTAGCTGTCTGTGTAAAATAATCATTGCCTGGGTTACCGTAATTTTTATTACGCCATTGTGAACCCAATGCGTCCTCCAGGGCTACGATTAACACATTACGCCAAAGACTTTGCTCTGCATTCTTCCTGTCTCCAATGACGTTAATCGCCTTTGGAAACACGCTTTGTGATTTTGCCATTTAACTTCTTCGCTTTCTCGTCTACTAACATTCTAATCACCTGCGCTCTTGATAAAATGATTCCTGGTGCCAGTACCTTGGTCAGCTTATCAATTTTACCATAGCAGTCATGATCAACTGCGAGACTTTTGTATTTGCTTATGTCTGTCATTTAGTATATCCTTTCTGTAATATCTAAACATATAGGATATTTATATAAATTTACAAGGAACTTGTCAATGAAATTTTTTTTAACAGTATACATTTGTTCAACTATAGCGGGTAATTGTGTTACTACTCTTACATATCCTAAGCCACAGGACAGCTATTATGATTGTGTTCGAAATGGGCTTTCTGAGTCATACGATATATTGTATCAAGGCAAGTTTTCGGAACAAGATGTAGTAAAATTTAGAATGTATCCTAAATTTACATGCGAGGAAGCTATTGTTCCACCGCCTAAACCAAAGACCCCAGCTTAATTATATCTCCAATAATATATTTAAATTAAACCTATTTGGATCTTTCTTAGGTGCAATTCCTCTGTGATACAATTTGCTAGGAAAAAGAAAAGCCTCAGATTCTACAGATTCATAAAATTTAATTTCATCGTTTACTTTAAATTCAGTGCCACCATCATTTGTATGTAGATTATAAATAATAGAATAAAAATTATCTGTAGGTGCATCTTGGTGCATCTCCATAATTGCACCAGGGCAATACCAGTTCCAATATACCCGATGTAATTTTTTAAATTTCATATAAGAGTTTTGTTCTATAAGATCTTGAATGAATACAGCATAACTATTTAAACTTTCATGATTAACATAAAATCTATCAGGCTGAAAAGATGCATACGTCAGACCTGCATTTATTGTGTTTAATTTTTTACTTAAATGATTATCAAAACCAAAAGACCAGGTGCCAACTTTGTACAACAGATCTATGATTCTATGATTAGTTTGTTTAGGGACGTTTGTATTTATTTTTGTTATCATACTATCTTCTATATTTACCCATTCTTTTTTCGTGTTTGTTAGGACTTTTTTTGTGCCTGCCCGGTCTCTTTCTAGGCCGTTGACGTGGAGCTGTAACTAAACCAAACTTAGCTTTTTTTCCCATAAAATACTCCTAACGTATATCGTGCACTGCTTTCTCCTAAACCCTGTAAACAAGTATGATAAATATCACGTCCATTAAAAAACATAGCTCTATTGTTAACAAAGCCTATGTATGTATTTAAATTAGTATCATGATAAAAACCAGTTCCATTGTAAGTTAGTTCTTCTCCTTTTAAATATATTAAACAATTATATTTAGATGTGTAATGACCTTTTATACCCTCATCTTTATGAGGACTAATATCACCTTTATTATCTCTCATTTGAAAAGAAGCATATACCATTTCTAATTCTTTTATTTCAGGAAAGCCCGGAGTAAATTTATTTTTGATTTTATCAAACAACCATTTGTTTTCTTTTGTTTCTTCAATATCGTGATTCATACCATAAAGTCCCTGACTATTGGTTGCAGGGGTGTAAGCAATTTTATTTAAGTTGTTAACTAAAATATCATATTCTTTCTTCGAAAAGAAATTATCTACTATTTGAATATTTAAACTCATTTATTTTCTTGCTTTATATATTCTTTATCTTTTTCACTTATCTTTAAATATCTTATACTACCATTTATGTGTTGTCTAGTATCGTGACCACAGTTGGTACATCTATAATAATCTTGAACAATTGCAATTAAGATTGTTTCTTCTTCACACTGTTCACAAAAACCGTGAACGGTATCTATGTTGGCAAATGCTTTTTGTATAATTACTTTTTTACTCATGGAGTATATAAATACTCAATCTTACTGTTTTGTAAAGTCAACAAAGCGTCATCAAATGTTTCAACTATAGGGTATCCTTTCAGATTAAAAGACGTATTAAGCAGCAAAGGCACGCCTGTTTTGTCATAAAATAATTTTATAAGATCATAATAGTTTTTATTTTGTTCACGTTTTAAAGTTTGAAACCTGCACGTGTTATCTGCGTGTACACACGCGGGCACTTCATCAATCGCTTTTTGTTTAGCATCAATTGCAAAGGTCATGTATGGAGACTCATCTAGTCCGTGCATATCTAGATAATCATGCCTGTGTTCATAAAGTATTGTAGCAGCTGTGGGTCTCCACCATTGTCTGCCTTTTATTTTGTTTACAATTTCTTTTGCATCTTTATTACGAGGATCAAATAACATTGATCGGTTACCTAGAGCACGTGCTCCCCATTCAGAATGTCCTTGAAATATCACAACAACTTTTTGTTGTAATAATAAATCAACAGCTTCTTTTTTATCTGTGATAATTTTCATAATAACATACAGCTCCTACTGCAGTGCCTCCATCATATGGTATTGGATCTACAAAAAAATTATATTCAGGGTAAAGTTTTACTAATTTAAAATTGTTAGAACAATTTAAATGATAACCGCCAGACAATATTATATTCTTACAATCCGAATATTCTTTTGCTCTTTCAATTAATTCTATGACATCTTTGAGAGTTTCTTTTTGAGCTTCATTAGCAATGTCATTGTAAGGAGCAAAGCCCATCATTTGACCTTCTTCTCCTTCTTTAAAACCTGCATCCATAAGATAATAAAGATATTTAAGACCAGCTTTAGCTTTGTTACTCATTGTATAATCTATGTCTTTCTTTTCATGTATTTCTGTTGGGACAAAATTATTAAAGTAGTCTGTTTTTTTATTAGAATAATATTTATATTTAGGTACAACTTCTTTTTTGTCTATTAAAAATATACTTTGCAAAGTTCTAAAATCTCTTGCAACTTCTATCTCTCCACCTCCATCAGAAATTAAAGCAATTGCTTTGTCAAATTTACTAAAAAAATATCCGCAGGTTGCATGATAAATGTGATGGTTTACAATATTAAAATAGTATTCTTTAAATTTAATTTGTTCTAGTATAGGTCTGATTATGGGTAGTTCTAATTGTAAATTACCTCTATCAAAAGATGCAAACACTACAGCATCAAAAGTAATATTTTTAAATTTTTTTAAAACTTCATATTGATAAGTGTAATTACCAGACTCATCATCATCAGGGTGATAACCTTTAATCTTATTAAATCTATCTTCTTCGTAATACTCTTTTAAAATGCCATCTTCAAAATAAGCAAACGAACAATGATGTGAAATATTAATTCCTAATGTCTTTCTCATTTATCTTTCTTATTATAAATCTACTGCATCTCCTATCACTGGTTTGTATTTAGTTTTGCCATCCTCTTTAAACGCTCTCAATAATTGTTTTCTTGGTTTGTCAGACACATAGCTGCAGTGGATCCACCCCGAGTTTGGTTCACCTGGAGTAAAAAATTCTAATATCATTTGATCATACGGAAGGTTTGCTTTGATCCAATCAAAGACTTCAGCGTTGCTTGTGCCCAGGCATTCGAAGTCCGCCGCCTCCGCACGGGTATGTTGCGAATTTAAACTGCTACCAATTTTTACACACAACTCAGGGCTACGAAAGCAGCTGGTCACCGTGACTCTACCGAAGTGGTCACGCACTGGCTGTAGAATATTTTCACAAAGTAGTTTTAATTTTTCTATTTGATCTGCATTAGGATTGTTATCAATACCCAACCTGATGGCTGTGTCTGATTTAATAAGCTCTGAGAGGCTAAAGTTACGTGATAGTTTCATTTTTATATTTTATCCTGTTATATATTTTTTTACTGTTTATTCTATGTTGCCTAAATCTATCATCTCTAAGCATTTGTGCAAACCTATTAATTTTTTTTAATTTATTCAATAATGAGTTTTTTGATTGATTTCGAGCCATCTATGTTGTCCTCTAATTCTGCCTGACCCTTCCAGCATTTGTAGGTAACAGATTCTGAAAATGTTCTTTCAGCTTCACGCTTACCACGCAGACACGCAGCCATATTTTCTTGCAGTCGTGCCTCTTTAATTTCTCCGTTAATAAACATTAGTAATCCTACTACAGCTTCTATCATTGTCCGTTACCGTTTGTATATTTCATTTCTCTGTTTGCATCTTTTAATTTTTCGATGTCTACCAATACTTTGTCCATTTGTTTTCTTAAAAATTCTATGTTGACTTTGTTCAAAGCCATGTCTTCAATGTGTTTGTTTAACTTGTCAGTCGACTTATAAAGATCCTCGATCATCATGAATTGTTCCGAATCGGCGGGCAATGAACCTAGTTGTCCACGTGGCCACTTGATTCTAAATTCTGTGTTCTCTTCTAAATCTTTTTCCATTAGTTGTAGTCTAGTGTCTGCAACATTTAATCTTTCAACAATCTGAAAATAGCCCATGGTGCCGAGAGCAACAATGACGATCAAACTAGCAACCGTCTTCATAGGCATCTGCACTGCAGCTTCCTCAGATATATTTAATGGTTTCTTACTCATCTAGTTGGAATATACCCCGGTTCTAAGAAAATAGCCAGAAGGCATAATAAAACTATTAGAATAGCTGTGAATCTGTAATCCATCCTGGCTATCTCCCATAATTATCCCCATATCCAACTTTTAATTTTGTCCCAAATTTTGCAACAAAATCTTTTACATTTTTCAATCATGTTTTTTCTCCTCAATTTCGTAAAAGAATTTATCAGTATCTTCTGTTCTCCACTGACTTGTGTCTTCTACGTTCCATTCGTTAGTCTGCACTTTCCAATCAGGGATATTATCTTTTACAGTAAAAGAAGGTATATCCCATATACATCTATTGTTTGGCTGTGCTGCATAATTACCATCGTCTAATGCAATTATGTGTGCGCACTTATGTTCGTGCGGGATCTCAGAATGATCAGTATCTAATATGTTACTCTCTGGATGTGCAAAGTCAACTGTAAATAAGTATTTACCTGGGTGCCATTTTTTATCTTTACCTATGTATTTTCCTGCTTGTCCGTCTAGAATATCAAAAGAATGAACAGAAGGATAATAGCTAAAACAATTCCAGAGCTGAAGTTCATCAAGTCGTCTCTTTGGAACTTCTTCTGGTTTAAAACCACGTTGAATAAATGCGCTAATCGGGAGGCGATAAAATATTGCACCGTTTTCCATGATGGCATGAAACAAGATCGAACGACCTGTAATAGCGCTAAGACCAAAGATAATACAGTCTTCAACTTCTCCATGATGTTTTTGTAAATCATATAGATACTCCCTTCTTATTTGAGCATAGGTTACTGGTATGTTTGCATTTAGATAAGCCATAAATCATTTTATAGATCCCCAATTAGGACCTGACTCGTAGTCTACCTTGTTTGGTATCTTCAAGTCAACTGCGTTTTCCATCACATCTCTTATTTTAGCAGCCTCTTCTTCATCCTTAACTGATATATCTAATTCATCGTGCACTTGAATATGTGGTGTGATTCCCTCTTTGTACAATTCTAACATAGCTTTCTTTGTCATGTCTGCAGCTGATCCTTGTATTAATTTATTTAATGCTTTGTATGTAAAAGCTCTACGCGTAGGATTGTTATGCCAATAATTTTTTTTAAAATTACCATCACTATCTTTTAATACTTCACCTTCATCATCTTTTAAATATGGTCCCATCTTTTGTAGATCCTGCATGCGTTCTTCATCTTCGGCTGGTATGTATTTACCCCAGTCCGACCCACGAAGGATAGGTTCATACTTAGGAAATCTACATCGTCTACCTAACAAAGTTTTAATCTGACCTTTTTTAGAACCTGCTTTCATAACTTCATTCATTAATTGTTTTACAAAAGGAACTTTGCTGTGATATTTGTCAAATAATTCCTGAGCTTTGAATTTAGATACACCTAACTCTGCTTGTAGTTTGGCTTTTCCCATACCATAAAAAAGACCCAAATTGATCACTTTTGCTTGTGACCGGGGTATTTCTGCCATATCTGCAACGATTTTGTGAAAGTCGGTCGAAGGGTCAGTGTCATACGAATCTGCAATTGTATTTACTGATGGCAGTCCATAACGTAAAGCATAGTGTGCAACAAGTCTTGGTTCCTGTTGCGAGTAGTCAAAGCAACCCCACTGACAACCTTCCTCAGGTATAAATAAACTTCTTATCATTGGACCTAAAACTTTATCACGCGCAGGTATTTGTTGTAGGTTTGGATTAGAATATGAAAAACGTCCAGTGATTGTGCCACCATCATCAGATCTAATTTGATTTATCTCAGCGTGTATTCTACCTTTGTGTTCATGTTTAAGTATTGTATCTATAAAAGTTGTGTTTACTTTATTAATCCTTCTTGCTTCAGCTATCTTCTGTATGGTAGGATGCTCATGATTGGAGAGAAAATTTTTAGTAAATGAAGGTTCATCAGATTTCGCAGTACGTTCGTAAGACAGGTTTAGTTTTTCAAAAACTTTGGCAATTGATCTTGCAGCCCATATCTGAGTATCTACTCCTGTTTCTTTTTTTACTTGGTGTAACAATAATTCTTCTTTTTGGCTTAATTCTGTTTTCAATTGATTGGCTGCTGTCACGTCTACCCGCACCCCTAGGTAACGCATATCAACTAGACAAGGAAAAAGATCAGTCTCAAGGTTAAATATATTTTCTAAATCATTTTCAATCATTAATTTTTTTACGTGCTGCCAAAGTTTAAAAGTTAACTCTGCATCTTTTTCAGCGTATGCTCCAACTTCATGCGCAGGTAATCTCCACATATCAGCTTTTGCATCTAACCCTCTTGATTTAGCAGCTTCTAATAAAGCTCTTTCGTTTTTTCCTTCGTTTAAAAAATGCCATGACAAAGTATTTAATGTGTATGAGAATCTATTTTCATCTAATAAAGAAGATGCAATCATTGTATCTACAACTAGACCATTTATCTTCAGACCTAAACTACGTATCCAACACACGTCATACATAGCATTATGAAATATTTTTGTAGCCGGACACTCTAAAATATCTTTGAACCATTCAATAGTTTTTGCCCTATCCATGTTAGGTCCTTCTTGATGAGCAATAGGAAAATACCATTTGTCATTGTACGTGGCCACAGATATACCCACTATCTCACCATTACCAATAACTGCACCAGACCCTTTTGATTTTAAATCTGGATCTCTAGTTTCTAAGTCAATAGCTATCTCGTCGTAAGATCTAAGATCAGGATACTCTGTAGGTTGAACCCATTCTGTTTGAGGTAAAATCATTCTAAGTCGTCGAACCTTGTGGGTTCTTTCCTTTCTCTCATTACTTGTCTAATAATAAAAAATGCCATTACAGCACCTATTATTATACAACCCATACCAAGAAAAAACATTCCTATTCCAAAACCAGGTGTCATGAGTAATCCCTTTCTAATATCATTTCTAAATAATGTATTGCTTTTTGTATATCTTTTGCTTTGCCTTTCGACTTGTGCCTGCAAATATATTTTATAGCGTTGCCCTCCGCAAACGGTAAGTTGTTTTCATTTATAAAATACGCAGGTTGAATTTTCATTTTTGAATAATGATTTCCATCCACCTGTTTATCAAGTGAATCGTAGGTGACACCCTTAAACATATCTTTGTTTGTCATAGTTGATACTCCCTTAATTTCTTTTTTGCTCTCAGTTTGTATAGATTATTTCTTGCTCTCGTAACTCCAACATACCACACTCTATGCTCTTCATCTTGTTTGTCAACACTTGATTTGATTCCCTGCTGTACAGTACGACCTTGATGTAGAGATAATATTACATTATCCTCTTCACCACCTTTTATTGCATGAATAGTTGACAGCCATATTCTTGCCTTATCTTTTAAATTTTCTTTTGATGCAATTAAGTTTCTTAAATATAAAATTTCTTTTTGATCAGCCACAAACTTATCATACCATGGTACATTGTGATCCCAATTACCTGTAGGTATATATTCTTTTACAGAAGCTATTTCTTTATCATCTAAGGATCCCTCTTTAATCCATTTGGTATAAGCTTGAGCTGCTTCATACATACCCACTTTAAAACTTTTACCTTTGTTACTTTGATAATAAAAATTTTTACTTTTTAAATCTTTCATAATATCCAATAAATTACTTTTAGTTCGCGTAAGAATTAACCATCTACCCTGCGTTAGATCAACCTGATTAAGATCAGATATATGATGCGACTCACCTTCATAATCTCTTGCTAAATAATTTTTATGTTTCCTGATGCCTGATATACGACTCACTGGTATAGCAGATTGTTCTTGAACAGCTTTAGAAATACGTCTTGATTTTCTTAACACTCTCTCCTTACCAGGTTCTTTTATAAATCTATTAACATCAGCTCCAGCCCAGGCATAGATAGCTTGGTCGTCATCTCCAGCTAAATAGATTTGATCACAGTGTTCTTTTAATTTGTCGTAAAGTTTCCATTGTAAAGGAGATAGATCTTGTGCTTCATCAATAAATATGGCTTTGAATCTAGGTATTTTATTTGATTTTATTACTTCTGTTATGATGTCATTAAAATCTACAATATTATTTTTAGCTTTGTACAGTAATGCGTTTCTGTAAATATGATTTAAAGTATCAAAGTCTATTTCTTTTTTATCATGTTCATTTAAATCAAACTCTTTTCTAATAGTTATGTCTTTGTTTATAGCTCTTTGAATCATTTGAAAATATGGATTGTTGCAAGTTAAGAAATGTGTTTCTTCTTCGTTGTATTTATCTGTAAATGAAACTCTTATATTTAATCTTTTACCTAAATCTTCGTAATGGTAAGGTTGCATAATATCTTCTTCTTTTAATCCAAGTAAATGATAACAAAATGCGTGTATGGTTTGAAAGTATGGAACTTCTTTTTCAGATACGTTTATTCTTTTACGTGCTTCCTCTGCAGCTTTTCTTGTAAATGCAAAGTAACCTATCTTATGCAGTGGTACACCTTTACGTTGATAAGCTTTCACACGTTTAATTAATCTAAACGTTTTACCTGTTCCAGGTGGTCCGTATATTTTATTGATCTTTTCCATTTACTTTTTTAAATCCATCTGCAAGAGACCCAGTCCATCCATAGTTTCCATGATGCGTGGTTTTACCATCAACTATTCCATAAAATTTAAAACCAGATTTTCTAATTAAATTACAGAAGTTTACATCTTCTCCCCACCATGTTCCATCTTTACTAAATGTAGTATCCCAAAAATTATAAAAATAAGAATTAGCTTTTTCAGATATTATTTCTTTTTGTTTTATTTTAAGATGTGGATTATCTTTCATTAATTTTTCATAAACCTTTCTGTGTATTAATGTTAAACCTGCAGGGCCAGCTTTTAATTCCACAATACCTTTTTCATCTATACGAATGTCTGTTGGATTATCAAACTCTACAGAAAACTTAACTACATTGTCCTGTGTTTTTTTTCTGTATGGTACACAAATAGCATCCTTTTGTGCTATTATCATACGACCAACAACATCAGGTTCAAATTCTAAATCTGAATCTACAAACAATTGATAATCAAAACCTGATTCTAAAAACATTGCTGTCAATACGTTTCTTCCATAACCAACGTAAGGACACTTAAATGTTCCTATCTCTGCAGGTATCTTTGCGATCGTAAACTTGTTAAATAGTTTAACCAATGACAGACAAGTTGATACTTGCATTAAATCATATGTTGGCATTGATATATAAACTTTAGGTGGCTTCTTCATACTATGTTCTCCTTATCTTCTATTTCTATTATTTCTTCTGGTATGTCCTCTTTTTCTAAACCTTCCTTAGGAAGCTTTAAAACTCGTAATGGTGGAAATGATTCTTCGTTATCACCTTTTGGAAATCTTTTTTGACAATCAAACTCACCTTTAAAATATTGTTTAATCATTGTAGCTGTTCTTGCTCTTTCTTGATTCCAATCTCCACGTTTTAATTCATCATAAAATTTATCGTACACAAAATAAAAATTGTTATCTTCATGTAAGACTGCACCACTTTTGAAAGCAGCATAAGAACTAGCTTTAGGTCCATTGACATACATAAATAATTCTTTCTTCAACATGTCTACAGGGTTTGTGCCTGCGGGTGGTTGAATTGTTTCCATGGTTGCCCATAGTCCATTTAATATATTTTGATATTCTTTTTCTTTGATGCTTGGTGGATATGTCGTTGTGTGGTCAGCGATTAGACTACGCATTTGTTTCATTTCGTTAAACTGTTTTATACTAGTTGCGTGTACTTGTACAATTTTATCTGCTGCAACTTCTACATTAAAAAAATATTCATGATTAGGTTTGTACATAATTCTGATTAAACCTGATACTGATGGCCATTGAGAATCAAAGTGACCACCAATACCAAACTTTCTCTTAAGACACGTTCCCCTCGCGCAATAAGATGAAATAGGTAAATCATTACATTTAAAACCCGCTGTATCTTTCTTCCAATATTTAATTTTTTCTTCTACTTTGCCATCACCCCATATCTCATCATACAAAATATAATTTCTAGCTGCTCCTAAAACTTTCTTTTCCCAGTTTTCACTAAATTTCTTTTTAGCAAAAACCATATAGTTGTATAAAAATCTATCTCTTTCATCTTTTAGTTTGTTGCCTGATTCCTGTATCTCTTTGCAAATCATTTGTAAACAAGGAGGACCATCAACAAACTCTTCAGGTCCACCAGTTAATACTTCTTTTATTTTTTTATTACTAACTTCTTGTAAACTTTCTTTTGTTTGTAAATTAGCTTCAACTACTTTTAAAAAATAATCTAGATCCATTTTACTTCCGTCAGGTCTGTATGCTTGACGTTCGTCACCATTAAAATATGGAAGGTTTATGAAACTACCAGTGGTTCTCTCTCCGTTTTGATTTTTACCAAGAGCAGTTTGTTTAGGAAATATTTCTGTCTTTGCTGGCAGTCCAAATAAAAATAATAGATTAGATAAAAATTCTCTAATCAAAGACGCAGGTACTTTTTCTTTTGTAAATACATAAATGTGGAGTCCACCACTTTTTGATTCGATTGGAATGACTGGTAAATTTTTAGTATCAATAACTTTTAAATATTTTTGTAAATCAAATTTTTCATAATCGTCAGGATCAACATCAATTGCACCAAAGCTAGCCATGCTTTCATCATCACATGCTTGTAAGCCAATAGATTTTTGTCCGGTTAAATGATCTTGATAATCTTTTTCTGTTATAGGTCTTTTAGCCCAGCCATAGTCACCTGGGTCAAATTTAAGTTTGTTTGTTTTGGGGTCATGATACCCGTTCTTGACATTGCAAAAACCAAAGTCTCTTTTTAATCCAGTAAAATACTTTTCAAAATCCTTCATAACGTAATAAAGGGCGGTTCCACTCTCGCTTTCCCGCCCCTTCTCGCAAGTGTTACCCCACGGTAACTCTTTTATACAATGTCTCCAGTATTTTTAGGCGCTTCGTATTTTGGTTTCGCTGCACCTTTAGATACGGTCTTTTGAAGTTGCTGTGCTATTTCATATAACTCAGCATCTGCATCGAGACTAACATCAAGATTTCTAACTCTTGATGGTTTGTAGACATGCCAGCTTTTACTGCCTGCTGTTTTACCCACAGTTTTTAAATTATAAACCGCTGAGTATGCAGCTGGATTGAAAGAACCATCCTTATCAGAGAATCTTAGATTCTTAATAAGATTGTTTAGTTCTCTCGCTGGTGTAAGATTTGAAGATCGCATAGCAATTACTGCTGGTCTCGGTTCTCCCTCAACCAATGCTAATACGTAGAAGTATGCAGTTTTCTCTACATAGTTTCCATTTGGTAGTCTGTATCTACCGTTCTTCTCTTCCACGGCATCCGCTGGAATCTCAATATGAGTTCCGACTGGAGCAGAAGCACTATCGCCTCTCTCCTGCCACTCCGGATATCTAGTTTGAGAATGTGCTATAATCACATTGAGCCCCTCACTACCGCTAATAAGTTGCGTGAAGCCTGCTGCATATATCATGCCAGGTTTTGCACCTTCAACATATTTTGGGTCTCTCTCATTGCATTCCGGTGAAAGTTGATGAAGAATTTTTAAAATCGGTGTTGATACATCATCCGATCTTATTTCTTCAGCGCCTTTACCAGCGTCGCCTCTGAGATTTATAGTTGCAAGTGATCCTGCACTATTCTTTTTTACTACTTGTTTATCCATAATTTACTCCTTAATGTTTGTTGGTTTAGTAGTTTAATTTTTGGTTTTTATTTCTGTTTGATTTCCTTCAAACAATGTGAACAACTCTGCAGGTATACTGCCACCTTTTTGATGAAAGTCCCGCAA